GCGTTATGTATTATTAAGTTCGAAAAACTCTCAATAATTATGCTCGATTTAATCATTAAACGCCTGAATATTAAAGATGTTCTATTTAGCGAGGATATTGATGGATATAACTTCAAGATTTTTATATGGAAAAGTCTCCATTCTGCTATTGTTAAAAAGTTTGAAAAAATAGATATAGCCGTTGATATAGGAGAGATAGCCAAGGAAAAAGGATCTATTATAGACAACAATTTGTTATTTAAGGACGAGGCTTATAATAGCGGCCGTGGAATTATCAGCAATATATTGAATAAATACAATGATACTGGTAAATATTCAAAGGAAGAGAAAAGATGGCAAGATATGAGAAAACACATCTATGATAAATTGCTTGATGCGAGATTTGATGACAAATATTATAATGACCTTTCTAAAAAATCCCGCAAAGAAATTATAAAAGCCTTATTGAATAATGTCGGCAGCGGCAGCAGCGGCAGCGGAAGCAGCGGCGGCAATAAAAGAGCGATGAGAGAATTGCAGATAATGCTTGAAGGCATTGATATATATTCGAGGAAAAATATTAAAGATTGGTATTCTAATGATTTGGCTTATTCTAAATATAATTATGTTAGTGATATTTCAAATAATATAAAGGAAGATGGAGATGATTTGATATTCACGCAGTACCTGGTATCCGACAGAGTACCAGAGAAAATAACTAATAAAGTGGATTATTTGCCGAATGCGAATGCTAATATTGGTTTCTATGAGCTCCAAAATAATGCGCGAAAGTCTAAGTCGCCCGATAATAGCGATAAGCAAAATGAAAACAAAAATCAATATCAACATATTCCCGAAAATTGGAAAGGAATTGAAAAAGATATTGAAACAAAATGGAGGAAGGCAAAGAAAAAGATATTTTCTAAGCTGCGCTATATAGATTCTACTTATACTGATAAGAATATCTATGAGCTTTTTGAGTATCTGCTTAAATATGACAAGAACCGAATAAATAATATTATCACATTCGAAGATATCGTAGAATATACTTACAAGGAATATAAGGATTTATTATTAAACAATACGCCCGACATTGATTTTGATTATAAAGATGAGATAGATACGCTATTTATGGACACGCATTTCATAGATATATATATAGATGCTATGAATATCGTAAATAAAACTAACAAGACATTTAAAACATTTAAGAGTAGGACCATTTTTTTAGAAGATTACTTTTACAAGAGCTCTGTAAGTGAGCGTAAAAAAATATTAAATATCATAGAATCTAAAAAGAACATTAAATATTATGGCGACATAGTCTTAAAAAAAATAGCTACTTATTTAAATATTAATATTATGGTTATAAATGACAGAATTAAATATGAAACTGGAAAAAAAATTATAATAAGAGCAGGTACTGATGATTTAAAAAATACAAGGAAATCTTATTATGCCGGAGATAATAATAATCACGCTGAGATATTAAAGAGGCCTCTGATTATTTTATATAGAAAAATAGAAAAAACATTCATTAGCTATCATTTAATAAAACTTATAAACGACAATAGGATTATCTATAACGAATTGAATGAAGTCGATGAACATATAAAAAAAATATTTTTTAATTAAATAAGTATATTGAAACACCTATAACCCACCCGCCTGCTCTAAACTATATAAACCTATCAAAGCCATTAAATGTATTTTATTTTTTGTTCGGGCAATTTATAGCATTTGCTAATCATGCCTTCAATTCCCTTGTTGAGATTGAACTCAATCTGCAGATCGTCTTCGTTAAAGTCCTCGCGCATTTCGCCTGCGTCGCCTGCGTCGCCTGCGTCGCCATAGCCTGCGTCTTCCTCATTTATGCTCGTCAGCATATGATTTGTATCTTTGACATCCTTCAATAGCTCTATCATATACTCTTCATCGATCAATATCTTGCTATCTCCGGTACCGCACGGAGGCTGTTGTCCTAACATAACATTTGCGGATACTCCATTTACCTTGTCGTATTCCGCGAAAATACTGGCGTTAATAAGCATATCCGTGGTTTCTTCAAAAGATGATTTGGCGAGTGGTCCAATATCTCCTCTGTTGATTCCGTGCCTGTCAATTGACATCAATTGCCCCTTGTATGTCATAGTATCTATGAGTAGCGACATATGCCTGTAATTCATAGAACCCTCATTCGTAACAATTAGCAGCTCTTTGTATAACGCGTATCGCGCTGCTTCAATACCAAGCGTATCATAGATTTCGCGGATATCATTTGAAATCGTACGAGTACTATCAATATTCGGATTTGACAATAATTCTATCAAGTTCGTCCCGTCAGTATCCAATACCCACTCAAGCATTTCATCAAAATTATTCGTATCGTCATTGTATCTATAATATTTCTTCTTGTCCAACGATACCTTCTTAATACCCTTGTAACCCTTCAATAATATTTGATGTACGATATTGTGCTCAATTGCCTTAATTGTAGCAATTTCATCTCCGTCTTTCAGAGCAGTGTCAGTAAGCTTGATGCGAAACACACATTCCTCAGCATTGTCATCGCTATATACACATTCAATGTATTTATCATAAGCCGTATTCAGTTTTGTATAAATATCAATCATCTTCAAATTATAAGAGAGCATTTTGAACTTGTCAAATACCAGCCTGAGAACCCAAGGAGAAGAGCTCTTGGACTTCGCTGCGTTTCCGTTCATCTCTTCAAACTCCTTGTATATATTCATAATACCCTTGTCTTCTTCAATATTCGTCTCGTAATATTCGCCATTATCCCAGTATATCTCAGTGTATTTTAGAATATCCGATAATTTCGTGATCTCAATAGAGTTTTTAATATTCATAGCATGATTTTTCGTAATATCAATTCTATCATCCTTGAAATCACCGCTCTCATTTCTTAAAGGATTAATGACACAAGAAATATCGTTCTTCATATATATCGTCAAAGTCGGCGTTTTGGTCTTCTTGGTAGCCGACAAGATTTCTTTGAGACGAGGGACTCCCGAAGTAGCCTTGACAGCCGCTGCAGTACCAGATACATGGAATGAATCAAGTGTCATCTGCGTTCCCAATTCTCCAATTGTCTGTGCCGCTATAATTCCCACCATTTCCCCAGGTTGCGCGATGGCCTGATTGAAATACTCAATGATTTGCGAAATAATCCAATCAAATATTTCAACAGTGAAATGATAATGGAATATAATTTTTTTAGGATTTAGATATTGTCTCAGCAAAATGTGGAGATATCGCATTCCTTGCGTGCGATTTTTAATATACAATTTGTCTATGAGATTATCAATGTTATCCAAGATATAATCAGGAGTTAAATCAGTCTTGATAGCCGCGATTTTAATAGATTTGATTCTATTGTGTGCCGTCGTGACAATACGGCTAAATGGTATAGGATAATTAATGACATTCTTTTTATCACGATTAAAGATTTTCTTAATCAAGAACATTTTATCGTCAATCATCTTATCAAAGTGCTCATTGCACCTGGAATATGTATTAGGAGTGATAGTCTTAAAAGCTTCCTCTGTAATATGGATATTGATATTGTCAGTGCTTTTAAGATTATATTCAAAGTCCAGCTCAATATTATTTTTATTGATAGTGTCAATTACCTGAACCTCAATTTTACAACCATCCATTCCATCTTCTCCGTAAATATATTGAATGATTGTACCGTCTGCAGTTCTAACAGTGTTATCATAATGAACCTTAGAATCTTCCATAGCTTTTACTAACCTCCTTTGAATATATCCAGTCTCAGAAGTTTTAACAGCAGTATCAATGAGACCCTCGCGCCCACCCATGGCGTGAAAGAATACTTCATGGGGTTTCAAGCCAGATATGAAGCTGTTTTTGACAAATCCGCGCGCCTCCGGGCCGTCATCGTATTTTGTAAAATGCGGCAAAGTTCTATCAGTAAATCCGTATGTAATGCGCTTGCCGTCCACATTCTGTTGCCCGACGCATACAATCATCTGTGAAATGTTAATCTCTTTGCCCTTGGAACCCGATTTAACCATATTAATCATACGGTTGGTTTTTTCGTCAATTTGAGAGAATCCAATTTTCCCCACTTCGCTCGTCGTCTCATTCAAGATACCGATGAGTTCTCTCTCAATATAATCCTCGTTATTCAAGATGCCGTTGTTATCGTGCGTGCCTCTTCTAATTTCATCAAGCTTATTATAGGCCTTGGTTTGCATTTCCTTAATTTTATTTTTGAGATGTTCATCAGTCTTTTTATCAGTTACCAAGTCACTGATGCCGACACTAAAGCCCGCCGTCAGCAACCATCTGCACACAAGGCGCTGAGTATTATCCAAAAACTTGCGAACTTCAAATGGACCGTAATCGTGATAGATAACTGGAACTAATCCAGTTGAAATACCGTGAAATACCACTTTGTCAAGATTACCGCTCTCTAAAATACTGTCGTTGATAATTACTTTCTCGTCCTTCTTATTTTTTCTATTTATGAAGAGGCCGGGAGGTAATATTTGAGAATACGCCTCTTTCCCATTATAAATATACTTATTTATAGGTTTCGGCAAGCTTCCTTTGAAATAACTATTAACCATTTGAATGTTTGCCATAGTTTTATCGTGAATCTCCGTAAAATCCTTAGTTAGGCGATAAGAGCCGACGAGAGTATCTTGGACAACCTCAATAATCGGCTTACCATCACGGGGCGCAAGAATCATATAGGGGACAGCCGCGATATCCATAAGTTCGTTCATAGTCTGGATACTTTGCGGGCAATGCAAGTTCATCTCGTCTCCGTCAAAATCTGCATTGTATGGCGGAGTATCCAGAACATTTAGGCGAAATGTCTGATAAGGCATAATAACTACCTTATGACACATCATAGACATCTTATGTAGCGAGGGCTGTCTGTTAAATAGCACATAATCGCCGTTGGACAAGTGGCGATGAACTGTGTCGCCAATTTTTAATTCTTTTGCGATTGTTTCCAAATCCTTGGAATATTTAAGATTGATAGTAGTATTCGGTTTTTTAATATACTTAGCGCCAGGCCAATGGTCTGAGCCGTTCATAATCAATTTACGCATATGCTCTATGTTATATTTATTGACAATTTCGGGAAATGTAATATTGATGGCTACTTTTATAGGAACACCGAGCTCATCAATACTGATATAAGGATCTGGAGTAATTACAGAGCGCGCCGATTGATCTACGCGTTTGCCGTTCAAATTACCGCGGATACGCCCTTCCTTCTTCTTCATTCTGTCAGATACCGATTTCAACTTTCGCCCGTTCCTTTGTTGCGCAGGAGCCAATCCAGGCATTTGATTATTAATAAAGGTAAATACATGATACTGTAATAGAATAGTATAATACCTAACAGTCTCTTCGGTTGCTCCTTTCTTGATTTTGTCTTCAACCTGATTATTCGCCTTGATAATGTCGCTCAATTTATGCGTCAAATCATCTTCGCGGCGTTGCCCGTTCTCTTCGATGATACTGGGTCTTACAGCGGGCGGAGGGACAGGGAGAACGGAGCATATCATCCACTCTGGCCTATTCCACTTAGGATTGAACCCCATCATCTCCATATCTTTCTCGCTAATCCGCTTGAATATTTTGAGAATATCTTCGGCCGTGAACTCTTGGCGAACATTATCTTCAAGCTTCTTATCTTTCCATTCGGCAATGATTTTCATAGAGTTCTCTTTGTTGATTTTTGTAGGACGGATAGCGCCGCAACCGACTACTTCGTCATCTCCGCATACCTTGAGCTTGGTTGTAGTATTACAGAGCTTATAATATGCCTCCCATCTCTTCTGGTTATTCTTGATGGACAAGATTTTATTGATATCATTCTTAAAATCTTTGTGAGGAGTATTTGGAGATATGAGGCATTTTGAACATTTATAACATACGCAATTCAAAATTTTTCTTACAATATCAAAGAACATAGCGTGAAATACAGGTTTTGCAAGAACAATATGCCCAAAATGTCCGGGACAAAATATGTTTTTCTGCTCGCAAGTAATACAGGTTCGGTTATGTTCAAGAACTCCCATACGAGAGTCAAATAAACCACCTATAATAGGCTCGCTTCCAGCATATGTATCCGTTTTATTAATTTCAACAACAGACCTTTTAATAATTTCATCCGGACTTAATACACTAAATTGAATACCTTTTACTTCCTGAATTTCAACCTTTTGATCGTTATAAGATAGTTCGGGATAAATTGACATATCTCTTAATATTAGTAGTTAAAATAACTCGTCTTATGTTTAAATAATATAATCAATTTTTACAATTAAATATAAAATATTAAAAATAAAAAATGTATAAATTACTCTCAATAATCCTTCATTTACGCATCAGTAATCCTAAATACTCTCTTAGGCCTGACGCCTCTCGCTACGACTCTCGCTGCTGGAGGAGATTTTGGCGGGCTTGCAGAGCTTACATCAGTAATCCTAAATACTCTCTTAGGCCTGGCGGCTCTCGCTGCGCCTCTCGCTGCATGAGGAGATTTTGGTGGACTTGCTGGACCTACATCGGTAATCCTAAATACTCTCTTAGTCCTGGTGGCTCTCGCTACGCCTCTCGCTGCTCCTCTCGCTGCCGGAGGAGATTTTGGCGGACTTTGCGGGCTTACATCAGTAATCCTAAATACTCTTTTAGGCCTGGCGCCTCTCGCAGCTCCTCTCGCAGCTTGCGCAGCCTGAGGAGATTTTGGCGGGCTTACATTAGTAATTCTAAATACTCTCTTAGGCTTTGAAGGTCTTGTGGCTCTCGCGGCTGGCGCTGCCGGAGGAGATTTTGAAAGGCTTGTAAGACTTGAAGGGTTTGAAAGACTTGACACGCTCGGCAGGCTTGCCGGACTTACATCAGTTATTCTAAATACTCTAACAGTTCTTACTTTCATTGATACAGCAACAGGAGGAGATTTTGGAGGGCTTGGATTCGGTGGACTCGCCGGGCTTACATCAGTAATCCTAAATACTCTCAAGGATTTCGGAGATTTCTTATTTAAAGGCATTCTTATTTTAATATAAGAATAAATATAAAAATAATCGCTGCTAGCAGGGATCGAACCTGCGACCACTCGATTAACAGTCGAGTGCTCTGACCAACTGAGCTATAGCAGCAGGTATTGCTACCCAACTATATATATACTTTAATCTTTATATAAGTTTTTAATATTATAATAGATAAATAATGAACGCCGAAAAATCTGTAGAAGATAATGAATGTTTAATATGTTGCGATGAAAAGGCGACGGATAATTTGAATTGTTATAAGTGTAATAAAATAATATGTCTATCTTGTTGTAATAAATTGGATACAAGGACATCTCTGTTATATCTTGAGAGTAAGCATATATTTATTAAATACTGCTGTCCGTTTTGCAGATATTGTAATAATAAACATATCAAGCTATTTAATAAAAATGAAATAGTAGCGATATATACAGAGACACTAACCCAACTATCAATATTGCAAAAATACAACGATACTTTGGTTAATAATTACAATCAAATATATAATGAAAATAAGAGATTACAAGAAGAAATTACTAATAAAAACACGGAGATTACTGAAATTACTGAGTTATTAAAAGGCAAGGCTGCCGAGACTGCCGAGGCTGCCGAGGCTACTGATGAAAATATAGAAGGCTAATAATATATTACAGCTTATTATGATATCCTAAAAAGGAACCAGATTATTATAAAATTTGAAAATTAAAATTTGAGTACATCTTTCTATTTTTTCAAAAATTTCAAAAGTTTTTTAGAAATTACAAAATAAATCAAGAGATGTACTCAAATTTTAAAATGAAAAAATAAAGATTTTCCAGTGTCTCTATAACTGCTAAGAATATAAGCACATTTATAATGGGGAAACAGCTACAAAAGCAGGCTATTCAGAGATTGATGTAATATGAATATATATATATATATATGAATATGAATATTATTACTTAATATAATATAAGTAATATAAGGCAAAATGGATTTGATTACAGGAGAAAAAATACAGTTATTATGTGATGTTTTCATAGGAACTGTAGGAGATTTAAATTCAAACCCTAATATAACAATAAATCATCCGAAATCCTATAATATAATGAATATCAATAGTACCTACGATAATCCACGAATAGTTTATTATAAATCTTGTAGCCTCAGAGAATTGAATGCAAAAATTCAATATTTTGCAAACCCGTTCATTTTAGTATCACACAACAGTGATGAAAATATTGTATATAGTGGTATATTTAAAGAATTGCTTGATAATCCAAAGATAATAAAATGGTATTCTCAGAACCTAACATTTAAGAATGATAAGATGAGGCTACTACCAATAGGTATTGCTAACTCTCAATGGTCTCATGGAAACTTAAAAATAATCCAAGAAGCTATTGAATCTCATAATAATAAGCCGAATGATATATATTTCTATTTCAACATAGCTACGAACCCTGATAAAAGAATTGAATGCTATAACAAAATAGCTAAATATATTAAGTTCGGTGAAGAATTAAATGTAGCAGACTATATCAGAGTATTATCTACATACAAATTCGCTATATGCCCTGATGGTAATGGAGTAGATACTCATAGATTATGGGAATGCTTTTATCTCAAAGTAATACCCATAGTATTAGATAGCGATTTTATAAGAATTGTTAAGCATACCTATAATCTTCCTATGATCATATTAAAAGATTGGGATGATATCATAAGAACCGAGCTTATATACAATGATTTTGACAATTCAATATTGGATTTGCAATTTATAAAAAAAGAATTAAGAGGCTGACGAGAGGCTGACGAGAGGCTGACGAGAGGCTGACGAGAGGCTGACGAGAGGCTGACGAGAGGCTGACGAGAGGCTGAAATCAGTAGATATTAGGATACAATCTTATTTTTAATATTATTCAGCACGCTTTGAAAAACTACATTGAGATATTTTTCTAATTCGTCGTTGATTATAATAGGAATATTCACTTTTACCGCAACATCTATCCTCGTTTCTTTATCATTTATATAGGTAAGCGATACTTTCTCTTTTATCTTGACAATTTTTAAGGTACACAGAGCCTTTATAATATATAAATAACCTAATTTAAGATTGGTTATTTTATTCTTTGTTATGATAACCTTGTATTTTTCCCCATCATTAACAATAGTGTGTTTACGGCGCAATCTAATATAATTATCATCTTCAACTACAACTTCCTTCAAATATTTCGGAAAATCATTGATATATAGATAAGCACTCTCTATTTTCCTTCTTCTTCCATTAATAATATCCCAATTATTATTAATATTCCATTCTAAGATTTTATATAAATCGGAATTTATATTAGTAGAATCTTTCATATCTAAGGCAACCCGAGAATCATTTGAATCATTATCGTCGTCATTATCGTCTTCTTCGTCATCATTAGTATTACCATTGTCCTTTGCGGAGACTCCTGTGCAACTAGAATAATCCTCGGGGACTTCATAGATTAACTTAAACACATTGTCTATTGGTTTATTTACAGAAAAATTACTATTATATAGAAACATAATAATTATATTATATTAATATATCATTTATATTTTTTATATATATTTCTTTAATTTTGTTATATTTCTCGTCAACAATTATTTTTTCATCATATAGCCATTTTTTGGATAATATGTTGTATTTATGATGTTCATTAAATAGGATGTGAATAAACACATATATTACAAATATTATTATAATGCTATTCGTCAAGCTTTTGGTAGACATTAATATAATTGAAAATAATATGATACTCTGAAATATAGAGTTGTTTATTAGCTTCTGTTGTGCAGGTGTCAAATCTATCTTGAGATATCTTCCACCTAATTGAACAATGATTAAAAATAATATAGATAGAGGCTCTAATGTACCCATACCTCCAACTTGCTCCATTATTTCTGTTATAATCTATTTTTTATTAAGAATATATATATTCGGAATATATATATTCGGAATATTCTCAATCTATATTTAACGAATATACACATTGACAGATGTTTTTTTATTATAATTTTTATCAGTATACTCCTTAATCTTGCTCAGTATTATATCATTGATGTCCTTATATCTATTAAATATCAATGATATTGCCTTTCCGCTCACGCTGCTCACGCTGCTCGTGCTGCTCACGATACCTGCAGATACTGGCGGTGTAGTAGATGACATAGCCTGTGTAGCCGGAACTGTCTTGGTATCTCCAGTGTTTTCGTTGAAGCTCTCTTTATTGTCTTCAATGCTATAAAATATTTTACCTTCTGTAAATATTATAATATCTAAAATTAACGCGATGATTGATAAAAATAGCAATAAACCGATTGTTAAATCCCATTGTATGACATAAAAGTTGATGATAAATAATATGATAAATATCCAGGGATTATCTATAATATCAAGCATATTATCGGGATATAATGCCGCCGGACGCAATCCAAGTATTACCAAATACGCTATCAAAAACCCTGTGATAAGACCTTTAAAAATGTTATATAATACCTCGTTATTATATTCAGAATCTTTCATATGACTTCTTTACAATTATATTATATAAATATTTTGTTTTTTCTTTCCTTTTTGTATAATAGAGAATATAAAATAATAAATATTAAAATGCAATATTCAACAATTCAAGAAGCATATAATATTGATTCTTTAAAACCTACTAAAAAATCTACGAAAACTGCATCGCAATCTTCAAATAATTCTCAACCATATAATATTGAAAATAATTCCGTGGCTTCCAATAAAGAATCCGTAAATTACAATTCAAAAGGCGCCAGCTGTTCTCCCATACAAGCACCGACATATAATATACCAATTTCAGGCGATTGTAAAAAAGAACGAGACGCTGCTATGAAAACATATATAGAAGAAAATTTCAAATCTGAATCTGTCAACGCCGGCGGCGGCAGC